AATGGCACTGGTAAAACAATGCCATTTTGCGGGGAATGCCGTAAACCCACGCAATTATGCAAATGTATTACTGCACAAGGCTGTAGTGATTTGTGTAAGCGAATGACCTGTATGTCGCGTCGTGCATGGAAACGACGCTTGGTTCGAGACGATATACAATTGTCCTGGAATGGTCTTATAAATAGACAAGCCGGGTCAGTAGGTAAGTTCGTCTCGAGTTGGTTATCACGCCAAGCCGATGAAACTTTAACATTAGCCTCTTATCAAACGTATGTTTTGACACACAAAAAGTCTGCTACGTTGATGAAGATGGTTGATAGATTCGAAAATAGTCATTATCTCAAATGGACAACTTATATTCCTGAGAGCTTCAAAAATAATCCTTATGTTTGGAGTTTTATGATGGAAACCAGAGTTAACACCATTACAGATGAACTTAATTTCGATTTTCGTCGTCGGTGGCTATCTTATGATAGCTGGTATCCTTTCTTGTGGAAATTTGCCATATGGTATTATTTCACACATGACTGTGCACTGCCAACCACATTGGTCTTGATGCGATTTGCTTATGACTTTTTTATCTATGGGCTACAACACGTTTTTGTATACAAGACGGCTAGATACCGTCTAAATCAAGAGCATACTGATGTACCTGCTTTGTTCAAGCGTATTCGTGATAATAACGGACGTTACATAGTAGGTACTATCGCTGCATTTGCTTCCGCGTTTGCAATGTATAAAATATGGCAGAATATGTCATTTAATACTGACCAAGGAAATCTATCACCAACCAGTGTAGAAGAATTGGATGCAAGGGACAAGGAAGTTAATATGTGGAAAGTAGCACAGGTCGAAAAGCCAGAAGTAATTGGACAAGTGACCAATGTTACCCAACTGGAGAATATAGTAATGCGCAACGTATGTTGCGTGCGCGTTAATCGTTATTGTTCAGATGGGTTTTTGCTCTGTTCGAATCGCTTGGTTATTCCAATGCATATTCTGGACAGGGCATTTACACGCGCCGGAGATACCACTACTGTAAAAGTGGAGGTTATTCGACGTGAGACGAAACTTGTGAATCATAAGTTCGATGTGATCATTAGCAAAGATTTTATTCAACGTATTGGAGAACATGATCTTGCAATTATTGATTGCCCCGGCAGTGGTTCTATTAAGAATCTCGTCGATTATTTACCAACTACATTACCGAAAGGTATTGCTAAGTCAGGTTTGATATACCGTAATAAGGACGGTGAAATTCGTAAGTTTTTTACTACACTTAACCCAACGGTTATTAACAATGGTTTATATGATACGGAGAATGGTACGTTGCGTACATTTAACGGATCAGATTATAGACTGACTGAAGATGTAGATGGTAAATTGCAACCCGTCGATACGTTCGATGGGTTGTGTGCTGCTGTTCACTGTGTAAATGAAAAGAAGCCATATATTGGTGGCTTTCATTTAGGTGGACGCACAAATACGGATTATGGTGTTAGTGCTACAGTTCTGAAAAGTGAAGTAGACGACGCCTTAATGCGTATGGCTAGTGATGGTATTTCCACACAAGCTGCAGACGCCAGTGGTGAACACACGTCTTACGGTGTAGAGCATATTGTGAGTAACCAAATTCATGCTAAGAGCCCTCTTAACTTTTTAGAAGGAGGTAACTTAGAGATATTTGGTTCTTGTAACGGTAGAGCTACTGCTGTGAGCCGAGTGGGACCCAGTATAATTTCGGACACTGTCCGAGATGTAACTGGCGTACCCAATACTTGGGGGCCACCCAAGTTTAAGGGACCGGAAGGTAACCAAGCCTGGGTCCCGTGGAGGGCTTCATTGGCATTTTCTGCCAACCCTTCATGCGGCGTACCGCCTCTATTACTCAAACGCGCAAAGCAAGATTATGTGCGTCCGATTATGAAGGAATTAGAGACAAGGTACGAATATTACTTGAAAGAAATCAGACCATTGACAAATGTTCAGATTGTTTCAGGTATAGATGGTAAAAGATTCGTAGATAGTATGAATCTTGCCACAAGCCGTGGGTTTCCTCTTAGCGGTCCTAAGTCACAAGACATTGTAGAATTAGAACCTAATGAGGAACACGCGTGTCCGCGCACGCTAACACCCACACATTGGGATGAATTGGCAAAGTTCGAAGAGAAAGCTAGGCGAAATCTTCGGGTGAATTGCCCATTCAAGGCATGTTTGAAGGACGAACCCACGCCAATATCTAAGGATAAGGTGCGTGTGTTCCAAGCAGCAAGTATGCCTCTTCAACTCGCAATGCGTAAATACTTTTTACCTATTGCACGTATGATGTCCCAACACCCCTTGATGTCCGAATGTGCCGTTGGTATTAACGCTCATGGTCCAGAAATGGATCAATTGTTTCGCCATATCCGCAAGTTCGGTATAGAGAGGGGGTATGCTGGTGATTATTCTAAATATGATTTGAGAATGCCAGCACAATTGATATATGTGGCTTTTGATGTTATGATCTTAGTTGCACAATGTCTCCCTAATAATTATTCAGAGGATGATATTCGTGTAATGCGTGTGATTAGCACTGAAGTTGCTTGTGCGGTTACTGCTTACAATGGTGATTTTATTCAATTTATTGGATCCAACCCATCTGGGCAGTCATTAACTGCATATATTAATTCCATAGTCAATTCTTTGTTGCATAGATGTTCTTTCTACGCATGGGAGAATGGGCGCATGTGGAACGCTAACTTTTGTGATTACGTAAGTTTGATAACTTATGGTGATGATTACGGAGGTAGTGTTTCTAAGGTATTGGAATATAATAATATCGATTTTGTGCAATGGTGTGCTCAATATGATATGATAGTTACCCCCCCAGATAAGAAGTCAGAAGTGACAGCTTATCTTGATTGCGACGAATTGGACTTTTTGAAAAGAAGACCCAGATATGATGAAGAGTTACATCTTTACATGGGAATCTTGGATGAAAAGTCCATTTTCAAGTCTCTGCATAGCAATTTAAAATCAAAAACAGAGACAAAGGAGGCCGTATCTAGTAGTTGTATCGGTTCTGCACTTTCCGAATGGTTTTTGTATGGACGCGAACATTATGAGATGCGCCGTGCGCAGATGCTTGAGGTGGCAAATGCGCATAACCTCACGGACATGGTAGTAGGTATTGATCTTGATTATGAAGATCGTGTTGCCGCATTCCGTGAAAAGTACAACTGGAAGTAGTTGTTAAGCCCCGTGTTCCGGGAAACACGTTAAACATTCCCACCTGTTAGTGACAGGAAGCGTGACGCTTTACAAATCACTGGCCATGTTCTGGTTACCACATACTTTTTGATTGCACATACTGTAAATAAGTGTGGAGGCTTTACATGGTCTTTGGCACCTGAAATGGGTACCCGTATTTACGGGAGTGATTCGCCATCACACCAATGTATGTCGCCGATAGTTCTTTGAGCAGGGAACTATACGGTTGTATCATAGTCGCTTACTGAAAATAAATTTAATGTACAAATAAACAAAACCGACACTAATTCTATTGAACAGATGGTGGCATTTAAAGATGCCACATCTACTTGGGAGTATAAGGTTGGCAGTGAGCCAGATTATACTTATGGTATCTGCGATAATAATGATGCGGACCTTGGAAATTTTTTCTCAAGACCACTAAAAATTCGTAGTTACAACTGGGGGACTGGTACGACGCTATTTGAAAAGTTTAATCCTTGGACTGATTATTTCACCAATCCTAGGGTTATTAATAGAATATCTAACTATAATTTGCTTCGTGCCAAATTACACCTTAAATTCATTATTAACGGAAATGGGTTTCATTATGGGCGCCTTATTGCTTCCTATGTACCTTACCTTCGTGATGATAAGTTTACGGTGGACAGGGCGTTTATTATACAAGATGTTATTCAGGCGTCTCAACGTCCCCACGTGTATCTTGATCCTACTTTATCACAAGGTGGTGATCTCGTATTACC